GAAGGTACTTGCCGAAATGATAATCATTCTCATTCTCATTCTCATTCTCATTCTCATTCTCATCCAGCCAGCATGGAAAAAAGTTGAAAAATCTGCAAAATAAATTGTACTTTTCTAATAGACGTGATATAATGAAATCGTGGTCAATTGATGAAAGCCCCTTTGAAGCACATCCAACGAAACCTTAATGTTAGGTGCGAACGGACAGGGAGCGATAAGCTGGCAAGTACCCAATTGACCACAATCTGGCAGGACCAACCAGAATCCTTTGGTCCAACGTGAAAAGGAAACCATCATGAAAACAATTGCTGAAGTGTTCACCCAAGTTGGTATTAAGGTTAAGGAAGAAAAACTCGCTGAACTCGAAGCTCTGCTTCAGGTTAAAAAGCAACCAAAGGGCAGCAAGAAGTACATCTTCAACGGAGACTCATTCGAGGCCAAGACCCCGTTGCAAATGAAGCAAGCAGTTCTTGCCATCAAGGATGCAGGTGAAGTTGACCTGAAGACCTGGGCAGAAAAGCTACAGGGATATGACGGCTTCAAAACGCAGCAGCCGGTTGAACGCATCGTCGCCTTCTACAAGAAACGCATGCTCGACGAAGGCCTAGTCCGCGAAGCGTAACAAGCAGGTTGAGGTCCCGGGAAACCGGGCCTCCCTTTAATCCCTTGGTACGCGCCGAAGGATTACAAGGAGGCCTGGGCCGATGAAGGGTTGGTCCACGCGTCCGAGATGCTATCGTGAGTGGCATCGCTCCGCCGTAGGGTATACGGCAATCGTGTTAATGGAGGTTAACATGGCACTAAACGTTCTGAGCCCGGAATTGGTCGCGCAGTTGGACAACCAATCCAGCGGCATCATAGACTTCATCCCGGAACACGGCTGTACTACGCTGATGTGCACACCAACGGTTACCATTCCACGAGCCAAATTGATTAAGTGGGAGAAGACGTCTCGGCGGCACCAAGATATTATCGCTGCTGGGTTGAAGGATGGCGCAGTGGTGTACAAAACTGCACTCGGACACTTTCTGATGAAGTAAGCATGTGGCAAACGTGAAAGGAAATATCATGGCACTAGTCCTTATCGCCTGCGTCATTGCAGGTACAATCCTCGGTCACCGCGTCGCTGTCAGCTTAGGGGTGGCATCGAGATATTCGACCTCGTAGGGTAGAACCGCGGCTCAGTGGCCACAAGCTGCTGGGCCGTAATTGTTTTCACGGAATATGTTATTTCGCGTATTCACGCGGGATATTGCTGTGGTATAATAATTATACCTCAATCCTGAGGTTAACGTGTAAAGGAGCTTTCATGGGTAGTAATACGTCTGCCAAGTACAACGTACAGCATGGCAAAGGAGCCCTTAACAAGCAGGCTGTAGCAGAGAGCGTGGTGTTTACGCACGTTATAGGCTGCTGGGATGGGAAATGGCTTCGGTTCGATAACCTTGCAGTCGCTAAGCAGGTTATGCCGTTGGATCAACATCACCTCATCTACATCGACTTCGCGGACCTGCAAGCGCGGTTCCCTGGCGGCACTAAATCCCTTTGGGAACTGGGCCGTAAATTCGGGGCCAAAGACGGCAAGCAACTGTGGGCGTCACTCCTACTGCAGGCCTACGATCCGCAAGCTCGTTATGACGAGATCATCGAAACGCAACAGCATGTCAAGAAGACTCGCGGTAGACCAGCAGGGACCAAGCGGTATCGGCGCAAGCTTAGTTACATGTTTGTCTACGACGAAACACTTGACGCCCACATTCAGGGTTACGCGCGTCTTCCTCCACAAGCCTGCGCGGTGTTGGACGTCCTCACGTCTGCCATGTACGACCGCTCTTCGCGTGTCTTCACTGAGGGCGAGCTGCAGGAGTTGCTGGAGACGAAGAAGGAGATGCTCCACACCAAGCAGTCATCATGGCGCATCTGGCAATATTACCGCGGGCAACTGATCAACAAGGGCTTTATCCGCTTCGCAAAGGAGGGTGACAAATGAGCAGCTTCTTCGAACGGTATCCGTGGGTGGCTGTACTGCTTATCTTGCTAGCATTCGGGGTTGTTGGACAGATGGATTACGAAGACGCCCGCAAGCAGGAGTGCGCTCCGCGTAGCTACAACGCGCAGAGGGACGCCTGTGAATAAGGTATGGATAGCCGTTATGACGGTAGGCCCGTTCATCTTATTTGCCCTTGTAACCCTCATCGTGAGACTTCTCAAGCATGCCTGACACCTTACAACTTCCGGACAAGCTAATCGTGGCTTCTGGCACAGAAGAGCCTTCACACGTGTATCAGTTAACGCCGGCACGACAATTTTACTTAACCGACTGCGGCCGGGGATTCGCCGTCAACGTACTTGATGACTTCCTCCAAGCAGCCATTAACGACGGGCTACCATTCGTCATGGTTTGGAGCCCACAAAGGGAGACGATACACTGATGGACGATACAGACATCGCACAAGAACGCCTCAAGCGGGAGCAAGCTTTGAAGGCACGATTTGAACAGAAACCACCCTACGGTCCAGAAGAGTGTGACCAGTGCGGTGATGAAATGCCCGACATCCGCCGACAGCGTGGGTTCCGCCTATGCGTCGAATGTGCAACGCTGCCAGAGCGGCAATCTAAGCTCAGGAGAGTAGAATGATTCAAAACAGATGGCATGTTATACCTATAAGCGACCTTCGAGAACACGAAGATACGCCGTCTTGTTGGTGTAAACCTACACTTGATGAAGAGCCTGACGTATTCGTGCACAATGCTATGGATGGTCGTGAGCAGTATGAAACTGGCGAAAGGTTGCCATCATGAAACCAATGCTCGCAGCAAAAACAGACGGCAAAGGTTTGAACTATCCCCTCCTGGCCTCGCCAAAGCTCGACGGAGTTCGGGCATTAATCATTGATGGCATGGTTATGAGCCGGTCATTTAAGCCGATTCCAAACGCCCACGTCCAGAAGCTGTTTGGCCGACATGAATACAACGGGCTTGACGGGGAGTTGATTGTCGGTACTCCGACCGATAAGGACGTCTACCGTAACACAACTAGCGGCGTGATGTCACAAGCGGGAGAGCCTGAGGTCTCGTACTGTGTATTCGATAAGTTCGACCACCCTGGCGGCTTCCATGCGCGTCTCCGTGCCTCCCGGGAAGTCATCGGTCGGTTTAACCCGGTCATCCCAATAGTTCCTGTAGAGCATCGTTTCGTTGCCTGCGAACAGACCTTAGCCGCTCTTGAGGAGCAATATCTGGCGGCTGGCTATGAGGGTGTTATGCTACGGCACCAGAACGGTCCGTACAAGCACGGTCGCTCCACTGAGCGCGAAGGTTGGCTGCTTAAACTGAAGCGATTTGATGACTCAGAGGCGGTTATCATCTCAGTCTACGAACTCATGCACAATGCCAATGAGGCCACGCAAAACGAGCTGGGCTACACAGAGCGATCGTCACACAAAGCCGGCATGGTCGGCAAGGGCATACTCGGCGGCCTATCTGTTCGTGACGCATACAGCGGCGTGGAATTCGACATTGGGACTGGGTTCGATCAGGCCACTCGCGAAGCCCTTTGGAAACAAAGGGATCAGTTACCCGAGCAGGTAATTAAGTACAAATTCTTCGCATCGGGTGTGAAGGATAAGCCGCGGTTCCCTGTATTTCTTGGATTTAGGAGTGACCTGTGACCGTCGAACAACTTCAGGAGTTGAAGGCCATAGTTGGTGGGATGCGATTTATGCAGGCATCCTCGTTAGTTACTGCCGGCCTTAATGATAACAAGCAAGCAGAAGCCTACATGCGTAAATTGGCAAAGTTGGACGCAGCCTTAACCACCGAAATTACGGAGCGATTGAATGACAACCATCGTTAAGATTCAACGTAGTCTGGTAACAAATGCTGATAAGCGTCAGCAACTCATCTATAACGAAGAGCGCACGTTTATGCAGCAAACCGACCTTGATCCAGCCATTGATAAGCTGATGGGCACGCAAGATAAGGTCTACGCAAAGGCAAAGATCCGCAAAGGCCAGATCACGGTCCTTGGACTTGTTCGACCACAAGCGTGGTAACTCGACAACTTGCGGAAGAATGTAATAACGGGGTTTACTTCACTTTTATGTGGTGTATAATCTTACTCATGGACACAACGTCCATATTCAACGGAAACCCAACCTCTTAAGGAGAATCATCATGGCAAAGGCAAAAGTGGCAGTTACCGAAACCGAACAAACCGCTGACGAAAACACCGCTGCTGAAACCCAAGCGGCTTCAGCTGAAAAGGCCCCCAAGGCCGCTCGTGGCAACACCGACAAGTTTGTGTTCCAGAAGGACCTGGCGGAAGGCCAGAAGTTCGCCCCGCAAGCTCTTTTGATTGTAAAGCACGTCAAGGCCCATAACACGATTACTCGTGACCAACTGTGCGAAGAGCTGGCCAAGGACCCCGACTTCAAAACCAAGCAGCCCGTCGGCCGTATCGTTTCGTATTACCAGAAGGACCTGGTTAGCGCCGGCCTCTTCACCATCGAGAAGTAACCGCCACCCACCCAAAGGACCTCCATCCTTCACGCAGGACCGCTCCCCGCCTGGGGTATCAGGGGAGCACCTTACACGAAGCGCTCTCAAAGTGCGTTTCGCCTTAAGGTTAACCAACAAGGAGCTCATCATGCAAGTTCGCTACGTAAAGCGTGGTGGTGATCTTGTTCTCCAGCAACTCGTCCAGGTTGAGGAAAAGGACGAAGACGGCAACGTTGTTGCTCGTCCGCTGGTGTGGCAAGACGTCCCCACTGTCGAAGAGGAGTAAGCCATGGCCCAGTGCAAATGGTCCGGTAATCCGCTGCCCCAAGACAGCTTCACCACTCTGGCTACGGCCAAGAACAATCAAAAGACGTCTCGTACGGCTCCGATTGCGATGAAGCCGAAGCATCCGGCACCGATCACCTCGTAACAAGCAGTTGCCAGTAGGGAGGAGACTGGCTTTTCGCGGGCTTCGGCCCGCTCTTTTAACACCTTGGAGGTAGCTTCGTTATGGCAAATATACGTGGCAAAACGATGGACAATACCCACCTGTCCATTGATCAAGCTGAAACTCGTGGGTTCATTCATCGAGACTATATCGCACACTGCCTACGTTGGTCGCATGTGGCAAAGTTCATGGGTGAGAAGTCTCGCTACAAGACAGCGGATCTTCTTGACATCGGCTGCGGTCGTGATCTTCCACTGCTTCGCATGCTCTACAGCAGCAAACTCATTCCCGATACTGGCAGCTACACCGGTATCGACATTAACAAACTCGAAGCCCCCTTCAACCTTGGTCGCTATCCGCACGAGCTTGTCGGGCAGACTGACGTCTGTGAATGGATCGACAATGGCTCCACCTTTGCAGTAATCATCTGCTTTGAGGTACTTGAGCACGTCGAGCCGGAGCACAGTTTCAGAATCCTCAAGCGCATCGCTAGCCTGCTCGAAGACGATGGCCGCGCATTCTTCTCCACTCCGTGCTATGACTCGTCTGTTGGCGCCGCCGGCAACCATGTTAATGAGATGTCGTACAAGGGCTTGCATGCCTTGATTGACGCTGCAGGTCTTGAGGTTGTGCAAGTCAACGGCACGTTCGCATCCATTCGTGACTATAAAGACCAGCTCAAAAAAGACGGCTACGGTAAGCTGTTCGATTGCCTGCGTGAATACTACGATACCAACTACCTGGCGACAATTTTTGCACCCCTGTACCCACACCTTTCGCGTAATGCCATTTGGCGCGTGCGCAAGCCGCAAGGGATTGTTGTGGGCGCTCGACCTATTCCCGCCCTGGCTGACGTAGCGGGTGCTTCGCACTCGTCGTCGGACAAGTGGACCGATTTCATCAACCAACTGCTGGAGAAGCAACATGGATAAGCTCGTCAACGATGTACACGATTTTCACGCCAAGTTCGGTTTGGATTCCCTTCAACCCGGTTCTCCGCAGCATATTGCTGACGGCGAATTGGTTCTCATGCGGGCGAATTTCATGCTGGAAGAGCTCGTCGAGTACGCACGAGCTGTTGGCCTTGAGCTGACTGTGACTGAGGACGGCGTGGAGTTTACTAAGGCTGAGCCGTTCGGCAATGAGCCAGTTCTTCGTGACCTGGAAAAAGCCCTCGATGGCCTTGTCGACCTGGCGTACGTTCTAGCTGGCACGGCGCTCTTCCATGGTTTCGGCAACAAACACGAACTTGGCAAGACCATCATCGGCGAAGCCTGGCAGCGTGTGCACAATGCCAATATGCGGAAGATTCGTGCTACTAGCGCAGAAGAATCTAAGCGCAAGTCTAGCTTCGACGTAGTGAAGCCTGAGGGCTGGCAACCGCCCAAGCTCCACGATCTGGTTGGGATGCGCCATGCTGATGTTTAGTGAAGTTGGCTTCAAGTGGCCTAGCAGGTGATGGTGATGGAATATACATATTGGGATTGCTGGGCACTGATTTGGCCGACAGGTCGATTGTTTGTCGATACTGACGGATCGTGTCCTGATGATTGTTGGCGAATCGGTCTAGGCTGGCCTGGCGCGAAAGAAATCGAGCACGCCAAGGCCAATGGAGTGCGGTGCGTGCCGGTGAAAGTAAGAGTACCATCAGCACCGGTTAGAACTCAGGAGAACATGAAACCATGAAACCAACTGGCATTATTATTATCGATGGGCCTGATGGGTCAGGTAAATCGACGCTGGCGCAGCGGTTGGTAGAGCAGTATGACGCTGAGTATCTGCACCTAACATACCGCTGGCCAAACAACATGTTCGATTACCACACTGCAGCAATTCATTGGGCGGGGAAACGTTCCAAAGATAAGCTGGTCATCATTGATCGTTGGTGGATGAGCGAACTATGCTACGCCAGTGCATACCGCAATGGTTCTAAGTGGCCGTTGATGTATCGCATGCTGGATCGGATAGCACTCAAGTATGGTTGTATATACGTCTATTCACTTCCCGAGAATATCCGAGACCACCTGAATGCCTATGAGGGCCTAAAATTGACCAGAGAGGAGATGTATAAAGACATTTCTCCTGTCGTGATTGAATATCACAAGCTCTGGGACAAGGTAAAGACGTGGCCACACGTACGTCGGTACGATTACCAAAAGCACGCGCTCCAAGGCTGTGGTGAGAATACCGTAGACGCATACGCTGCAGCCCTTGTAGCCGATCTTCAGGCTTGGCGTGCCGAGCAGGTTGATATTGCACTGGATCCTGCTAACTATAATCTTACAGGCCATATCTCACCAGCAAAGTACCTACTGGTGGGGGACAAGACAAACCCGCGCAAGCGTCATGGTAAGTGGTGGCCATTCCACGACTACGCCGCGTCAAGTCTCCACCTGGCCCAGACCCTAGAGCGATTGGGCGTGCCGGAATACGAGTGCCTCTATACGAACTACAACAACTCGAAGGCTGAGACTGATTACCTAATGCGCAACTTCGATTTGCGTATGATTGTATTCGGGTCAGCTGTATTCGATCTCCTGGTTCGTGACTTCGGTGGCGGCTCCAAGGCATGGAAGATTCTCGCAAACCCACAAAACGTTGTTCACCCTGCGTATGACCTTCGATTCAGGCATGGTAAAACCCTGGCCTGTGACCTTGGCAGCGCAGTTCTAAGATCTGAAGCCTATGGGAGATTTCCAACATGACAGACAGTAATCTAGCTTGGACGGCGCTGCTCGAGAACATCATGAGCGCCGGCCACATCACTCATCCACGTGGGATGCCAACCAGGGAGATACTTGGCTGTAAGTCAGTTATCTCCATGTGCAATCCTGTGATCACTATCAACGAGCGGGCACTCGGTTATCGCTTCCTTCCAGCTGAGGCGGCCTGGATCATCAGCGGCTACAACACCGTTGACGACATCCGTCCGTACTCCAAGGCCATCAGCAATTTCTCAGATGATGGGGCATTCTTCTTCGGTGCTTATGGCCCACGTATCAAGGACCAATTGCCGCATGTCATTGCCGCCTTGCGTAAAGACTTCGACTCACGGCAGGCGGTACTCACCATCTGGCGCGAATCACCTCCAGCCTCCAAAGACATCCCTTGTACCGTGAGCATGCAATGGATTATTCGCGACAACGAGCTTCACTGCTTCGCGAATATGCGGTCATCTGATGCATGGCTTGGTGTGCCGTATGACTGGTTCAACTTCTCCATAGTCAGCGCCTACCTGCTGCTGTGGCTGCGCAAACTGGATCCAAGGTTTAGCGAGGTGGCCCTCGGCAGTCTGCACTTCTACGCAGCCAGCCAGCACCTGTACGAAAGCAACTGGGACCAGGTCCGAGATATTCTTGACAAGCCAACGTCGTTCTTTGAGGTTGCGCCGTTGGACCTCTCCGAGTTCGACCACCCCGAAGACTTCCGTTTCTGGCTGTGGTCTGTAGCAGATGGCGACTTCGCCGGTAATCAACGCTTCCTTATAGAGCTAAAAAATGAGACCCGATCATGATACCTACTTCACGAGAATGGCCGCACTGGTCGCTACGCGAGCGACTTGTTTACGTCGCGCTGTGGGCGCCGTTCTGGTTAATAGCCGCCGTCATGTGCTTGCTACTGGCTATAATGGTGTGGCCGCTGGTCGCCCTCATTGCAACCATCATGACATGTTCGACCCATTGGGCTATCCTCACGCGTGCCAGGGTGCAACGGCGCCGTCAGGGCAGAAATTAGACGAGTGCGAAGCGATCCATGCCGAACAGAATGCGTTACTGCAATGCCGTGACGTCTTCGACATCGACACCTGTTACGTTACAGTGAGTCCGTGCATTCATTGCACAAAATTGCTGCTGAATACCAGCTGTCGTCGTATTGTTGCAGCCTCAATCTACGATCAACGGGCCGCATCCCTCTGGACTGATAGCGGCCGCGAGTTGGTGGTTATGTCTGCCGAACTCGTTTCACTCCAGATGGAGTTGGACATATGAGCGATTGGCAGCCGCAAGCAAACTACCCAGACCTGATTGGCGCCGAGTATATTGGCATTGACTGCGAAACCTGTGATCCAAATCTACTTGAGATGGGGCCGGGAGATATTCGCCGTGATGGCAAACTCGTTGGTATTTCAGTCTCGGTACCTGGCTTCAAGGCCTATTATCCGATAGCCCATGAAGGTGGAGATAACCTGCCCAAGGACACGGTCATCCGTTGGCTTAAACGGCAACTTGCCGGTAATGAGCCCAAGGTCGGGGCGAACATCATCTACGATCTGGGTTGGCTGGAGTCTGAAGGCATCAAGGTAAACGGGCCTAAGCATGACGTGCAGGTGGCTGAGGCCTTGATCTATGAACTCCACGCGTCCTACAGGTTAGAGGCCCTTGCGCAGCGCTATCTTGGCGAAGGTAAAGACGAAACTCTACTACGGCAGGCCGCCCTTGCGCGCGGTTGGAAGACTGAGAAGCAGGTCAAGGCCAACTTATGGCGTTTACCCGCTCGGTTTGTTGGGCCATACGCCGAACGTGACGCCGATGCAGCCCGTGAGATTCTCATGCTTCAACTGCCGAAGCTCGAAGAGAATGAACTCATGGCTGTGTATAGCCTAGAGTGTCGTCTCATTGATGCTCTGCACGCTATGCGCATGCATGGTATGCCTATCTCATACGAGAAAGCTGAGCGGGCCGTGACGGAACTAACGAAGCGCCAGCAAGCGGCTCAATCGGCTGTCAACCACTTCGGTAGTGGGCTCATTGACGTCTGGTCGAATCAAGCGCTGGCATCTACTTGTGAGAAGAATGGTTGGGCCTATTCGCGTACGGAGAAGGGTAATCCATCATTCACTGCTGATTGGTTGGCAACCACTGACTCCGACTTCTTCAAGAACGTTCTTCTAGTGCGGCAGCTAGATCGGAGTTCGAATGTCTTTATACAAGGCAAGATCCTCAATGCGTCAGTTAAGGGGCGTGTTCATCCGAACTTTAAGCAGACACGTCGAGATGACGGTGGCACAAAGTCAGGACGGTTATCGAGTTCCAATCCCAATATGCAGCAAGTGCCGGCACGACACCCCATTCTAGCACCCTTGGTCCGCAGCATCTTTGTTGCAGATGATGGCTACGACTTCGGCCTGTTTGACTACTCACAGCAAGAGCCTCGTGTTACCGTGCACTACGGCTACCTTCGCGGGTACAAGGGTGCTGATGAGGCCCGAGAGAAGTACGTTACCAATCCGCATACAGATTACCACCAGCTAGTTGCAGACCTCATGGAGCAAGCATCCGGTCGAGCCTGGGGCCGTAAGGTGGCAAAGCCGATTAACCTTGGCCTGGCTTACGGCATGGGCAAGAATAAATTGGCCGCTCAACTGGGTGTTGCTGTTGACGAGTCGGGTCCGATTCTTGATGCCTACCACAAAGCGGTTCCATTTGTGCGAATGCTTGGTGACGAGGCGACCAGGCAGGCTAAACGTCGCGGTTATATCCGTACGATCATGGGCCGACGACGTCATTTTCCCGGTGGTGAGTTCGCGCACAAAGCCCTCAACGCCGCGGTTCAGGGCAGCTCTGCGGACATGGTGAAGAAGGCTCTCGTCGAAGTGCATGAGGCCGGGCACACGATCTACAATACCGTGCACGACGAAATTGACTGCCCGGTACGTATAGGCGATCGTAAGCACGCCGCTGAAATTCGAGACATCCTCATAAACGCTATGAAGCTGGAAGTTCCTCTCGTTGTCGATGTGGAAGTCGGCCCGAGTTGGGGCGAATGCGAACTAATCGAGGTGTAACATGGAAAAGAAACCAGGCGTAAAACGCCACAACTTCTGCGACCTGGACATTCAGGATATTCGCTGCTTCGTAGTCTATATCGAAGAGGGCACGTCAACAGCGGCCGCTAACCGATTGAATATGACGGCGGCTAACGTAGTGTATCGGGCAAAGGTTATTCAGAAGTATGTTGGTATACCAATGTATCTGGAATCAGCCACCCATGCCCTACCCCACTCGGGTGGTCGGCATTTTGCCGATCTTACTGAACTCGGTAAGATCGTATTCACGATCCTGAAGGACATCCTTCAACGCTACGATAACCTGGTTGAACTCATGCGCGTATACAACCCGTCGCCAGGCAACACGCGCATGGAGACCACGCATGGGGTGCCGTTTAATATCAATCCAGCAATTCCTCAAACGGCCGACGCAGAGGCCGACGCGGTTACCGTGTACGATCAAATCAGAACTAATTTTCCGGGGGTGTTCGGTGAAGGAAACGTCAATTTCTACCCTGTTAAAGAACAACTGGCCAAACGTCTTACTCGAAAGAATTGAGTCAGTAGCCGGTTCAGGCTTGGCAGACCTGAACTGCGTGTACAAGGGATTTGAGTTCTGGCTAGAGCAAAAGCTACTCGACAAGCGTGGGTCATTTGAAATTCGTCCTTCGCAAATCGCGTGGCATATCCGCCGCAAACGTGCAGGCTCAAAAACCTTTGTACTCGGGCGTGATCTGTCTGAGCTGCGGTTGTTTGTTTTATCCGAGGACTTTGAAACCTGGCGTCTAGTCTTTCGTACGAGTAAACCCTTCGATTATGAAGGACTATTGCGCGAAATTATGAAACATCGGGATATTCAAGAGTCATTATCCGATGTATAATATAACTTCCTAATCGTGAAGGAGATTCTAATGGAAGACCTGTTTTCCCAGATGGTGGCTGACACAGCCGTTGCCCCTCAGCAAGAGGACCTGTCCAAGATTGCCGCACTCGCCGACCAGCAGCGCACCCTCGAGGAACGTGTCAAGAAGGGTGAGGAATACCTGAAGCAACTGAAGGAAGAGCTTCGCAATGTTCAAGAGGTTCAACTGCCGGATGCCATGCTTCAATGTGGTGTTCGTGAGTTCAAACTCGAGAATGGCCTGAAGATCAGCATCAAAAAGTTCTATCAGGGCAAGATTACCGACGACCACCGTGATGAAGCCTTCGGCTGGCTCAAGGAGCATGGCCACGACGACATCATCAAGAACATCGTCAACATGCAGTTTGGTAAGGGTGAAGATTCCAAGGCCGTTGCAGTTCTCGAATTGCTCAAGGCCAATGGATACGCCGCGGCGAATGAAAAGTCCATTCATCCGATGACGTTGAAAGCCTTTATCCGGGAGATGGTCGAATCAGGCGCCGACCTTCCGCTCGAGACTTTTGGCGTCTACATTGGCAATAAAGCCGAAATCAAGTAAGGAGAATTCTCATGGCTACAAAGGCAGCGAAAGAAACCCCCAAGACCGAAGTCGCGACGGTCAGCAACAGTCTTCCGGCAACCATTGACGCGTCCATGCTGGCAGCCGACGCAGGCATCGGTCGTGAATCGATGTCCATCACTGATATGGCTCTGCCCTATCTGTTGATCCTGCAGTCGCTCAGCCCGCAAGTCAAGAAGTCCTCTCCGCAGCGCGTCGACGGCGCTGAAGAGGGCGACATCTTCAACACAGTCACGCAAGAACTGTTCGCCTCCGAAGACGGTATCAACGTCATTCCGTGCGCCTTCCAGAAGGCCTGGGTTGAGTGGGCGCCACGTGACTCTGGTGGCGGTTGGATCGCCTCGCATAGCAGTGATCAGATCCTCAATCACTGCAACCGCAACGAGCAGGGTTTCGATGTGCGTAAGGACAATGGCAACGTCATCGTGCCGACGTTCTACTACTACGTGCTGATGCTCAAGGACAATGGCGGCTTCGAACCGGCGATCATCTCTATGGCGCGTACTCAGATGAAGGTCGGCCGCAAGTGGAACAGCTTGATGTCCAGCCTGCAGGTCATGGGCCCGCAAGGTCTGTTCAATCCGCCCATGTTCGCCCAGAAGTTCCATGTCACGACCGAGTCTGTGTCGAATGCCAAGGGTGAATGGTGCAACTGGAAACTGCGTGCTGACGGCTTGATCGACGATGCCGGTCTCTACCAGGTCGCGAAGAAGTTCGCTGAGCAGGTCCGCACTGGCGCCATCAAGGCGTCGGCTCCTCCCACTGAAGGTGACGATGTCGATACGCACGGGGACAGCGGCGTATTCTGATATTCAGTCAATATGCGGCGGGCTTCGGCCCGTCGTCTCCTTTAGTGGTGGGCGGAGCTATGACAGAACAAGTAGATAAGTTCATGGACCTGTTCCACGGGCTAGAGCGCGCATACGGGACATTTGAGATAACAAACTCTCGCGAGCGCGACGGCAAAAAGACCGGGAAGGTTCGCAGTATTCACAAGCCAGTCACACGTGACATCTGGCTACAACACCTCAACGGTACTCAAGCCATTGGCATCGTGCCTATTAGAGATGACTCCACCGTTCAGTTCGGCGCGATAGACATCGACATCTATTCGAACATGGATCACGCGACCATAGCCAAGAAGATCGAGGATCTCCGAATGCCCTTGGTCCCTTGCAAGTCAAAGTCTGGCGGTCTGCACGGCTGGATATTCCTTAGCGAGCCGGCCCCTGCCGGGTTGGTCCAGCGTAAACTGCGCGAGATGGCGGCAGCACTTGGCCATGGCAAGGCAGAAATCTTTCCAAAGCAGTCTGAAGTTCTTCCAGATCGTGGAGACATTGGCAACTGGATCAACATGCCATACTTTGATGGTGTGGCTGGTGGTCGCCATGGCATCCGTCCTGACGGCCACGTCATGGACATGGACGAATTCACTCAGACGGCGTACATCAAGAGGGTTACGGCAGATGAACTCGAATCTTTTGGTATTCAAATTAAGGATGACTTTAGCGATGGCCCTCCTTGCCTACAGCACCTGGCAACGCAGGGTTTTCCTCAAGGCATGCGCAACAATGGGCTGTATAACCTGGGCGTTTACGCGAAGAAAGCTGCTCCTGACAGCTGGGAAGGTCGCCTGGAAGAGTATAATATCCAGTACCTGCAGCCGCCACTTGGCATCTCTGAAGTCAAGGAACTACTCAAGTCCCTCAAAAAGAAGGACTACCAATATACTTGCCAGCAGGTACCTTGTTCAAGCCATTGCAACTCATCTGTTTGCCGCGGCCGCAAGTATGGCGTTGGCGACCATGCTGGCATGCCAATCGTCACCAGTCTTACCAAGTACAACTCGGTTCCACCAATTTGGTTTGCGGACATTGAGGGTGGTGGGCGACTAGAATTGGAAACTGAGGACCTGCAATCGCAACACAGATTCCAAAGGGTTTGTATGGAGGCCCTTAACATGATGCCGCCTGTCATGAACGGTAAAGCTTGGCAGGTCATGGTTCAGAGCCTCATGGAAAACGTAACTGTGATTGATGCTCCGAATGACAGCTCGCCCAAGGGTCAGCTCATGGAGTATCTCGATCGGTATTGCACACAGCGGGCGCAAGCCCTATCCAAGGAAGAGATTCGTCTCGGCAAACCGTTCACTGAGAACGGACGCCACCACTTTACCCTATCTGGGTTTATGGCCTTTCTGGAGCGGCACAAATTCAAACTCATGTCTATGCACGAGATTACATCATACCTGAAGAACGACTTGAAGGCGAAGCACCACTTCTTTAACATCAAGGGTAAGGGCACAAACGCCTGGTCAATTACCCAACTGGGTCAAGAGACTAAGCTCGATGTCCCGGACGCGTGGAAAAACGGAGGACCATTTTGAGCAATGTGAATATTATCGTCGGGCCACCTGGTACAGGCAAGACAACCACCCTTCTCAACTTACTTGATGAGTATCTTGGCAAGGGCATAAGCCCTAAAGACGTTGGTTACATCTCGTTCACTGTTAAGGCGGCGGACGAAGCCAAGTCGCGGGCCACTGAGCGCTTCGGATTTCGCAAGGATGAACTCCCTTGGTTCCGAACTCTCCACTCATTAGCGTTTCGCTGGTTGCGACTTGATACCAAAATGATCATGAAGCGCCAGCACTACTCTCAGATTTGCGAGAAGCTTGGTATTGAGTATAGCGGCTTCATGGTTATGGACGAGGGTGTAATGCTACCGGGTGGATATGCCGGCGATCGCATGCTGTTCCAGGAGGGACTCGCACGAGTGCGGATGATCTCGCTTGAGGAGCAGTACAACCGATCCACTGAGGACTTCTCCTTATCCGAATTGTCCCGACTCAAGGGTACACTGGAGGCCTACAAGGATTCATACTCATTGATGGACTTCAACGATATGCTTACTCTAATGTTGGCCGAGAAGAACCTACCTACCTTCAAGGTCTTGTTCATTGATGAGGCACAAGACTTGTCACGACTGCAGTGGGCCGTTGTCCACAAACTGATCGCCAATAGCGAGCAGGTCTACATCGCAGGTGATGACGACCAGGCCATCTTTGCCTGGGCTGGTGCAGACCCAGACTCATTCATCAAGATGCCTGGCCAGGTAACCACGTTGGCCAAGTCGTATCGTTTGCCCAAGGCCGTGCATCGGCTGTCTGAAGCCGTCATTCGTGGCATCTCCAATAGGCGGCCAAAGGATTTTAGTTCCCGCGATGAGGAAGGCCTCGTGTCCTTTGTCTCCGACATCTCCGACATCGACATGTCACAAGGCGATTGGTTAGTACTTGCCCGCAATAAGTATTTGCTTAATCCGGCCGAGCAACTATGCGAGATGGAAGGCTTTGCGTATGACTCGAAAGATTCGCCTATGCGCACAGATCAGGCGGCAGCTATTCGCGCGTATGAGAACTTACGCGCCGGTAAAGATATTACCGATGATGACCGAGCTTTGATCAAGAAGTATGGGGCCAAGGTTGACTGGACTGGCCCGATATGGCATGAAGCCTTTACTCGCCTAGGCCAGGATGTGAAGGATTACTTCATTGCCTGCTTGCGTCGTAAGGAGTCTATCACGAAGACGCCGCGCATAAAGTTGTCAACGATCCACGGAGCCAAGGGTGGTGAGGCTACTAACGTGGTTATTTACTCTGACATGAGTTACAAATCGTTTGAGGAAATGACCAACGACCCAGACAATGAATTGCGTGTATTCTACGTCGCCGCCACACGGGCCAAGCAAAATCTATTCATCATTGAGCCAAGGACACTAAATTCATTCAATTGGGCCTGATCATGATCTGTCAAACCTGCAAACGAGAACTACCTACAGCCTGGTTCTACCACAAGCGAAGATTTCGCCGTAGAACTCAGGACTGGGTGTTTGACTACAACCGTACGTGCACGAGCTGCCTAGCTATCAAGGGCGGACAGGCTGATCCTAGAGTACAGCAAGCTTGGTTTTCACCCGCTGAAGATTATCGGGCTGTGTATGACGAATGGTGCTCTCGTAGAGCCAGTGGTGAAGACGTTCATGTTGACCATATTATTCCGCTAGTTAGCCCTGAAGTTTGTGGCTTGCACCTTCCTATCAATTTACGTGTAATAAAGGCCTGGGTTAATATATCTAAAGGCAATCAGATGACTTCCTCCATCTCGGAGAGTCTCGGATAATATACTAGCCTTATTATACCCATAGACCACTTTCATCCGAGGATATTAAAATGCCGTCAGTAGATAACCAAGCTATCTGTGCCCGATGCCTTAAAGAGCCCGTGACAACACTTAACTCAAGCTATTGTCGAGAATGCCGTAAGGCCTATAAACGTGAGTATTATGCTCGCAATAAACTAGCCATTCAGCAGTACTATCGCGGTGAAGGAGCAGTGGCAAAGGCGGCAAGAAAGGCTGTTGATAACGCGGTTGCAAGTGGCCAGCTAACTAGACCGCAGATTTGCTCGGTTTGCGGCATTGAGGCTGCTATTGAGGCTCACCACCCTGATTATACCCAGCCCCTTACTGTTATTTGGTTGTGCAATACCTGTCATGTGGAGGTTCACCGTGTCGCTGCCTAAAACTATGGTCTTTAAGACTACCCCATTTGCTCACCAGTTAGACTGCCTTGAAAAGTCCTGGGAAATGAAGAACTACGCCCTATTCCTTGAAATGGGTTGTGGTAAATCAAAGGTGTTAATTGATACCGCCGTAGCTCTTTACCTTGCTGGTAAGATCGACGCCGTCCTGCTCATTGCCCCTAAAGGCGTGTACATGAATTGGGTGGATAAAGAGCTGCCGGCGCACTGGCCGGAGACCGACATCCCAATCATCAGTAGTTACTGGCAGTCTCCAGCCAAACCTGAACTGCAAGACGAGTGGCGTAAATTCAAAACGTTCAAGGGCCTACGCTGGATGAGCATGAATGTGGAAGCGTTTAGCTATGAGTCAGGGCTCAAGTTCGCCTCGAGCTTCATCAACGCGTACGGGGAGCGTTTGCTTATTGGTATTGACGAATCCACTACAATCAAGAACATCTCGGCACAGCGTACGAAAAACGTCATCGCCCTTGGAAAGAAGGCCGCGTACCGCCGTATTATGACGGGTGATCCTGTACCAAAGGGACCGATTGACATGTACAGTCAGTGCTACTTCTTGAGTCCGCACCTCCTAGGTTACACGAGTTTCTATGCCTTCAGAGCGCGGTACTGCATCATGGTAGAACGTACTGGCGGCAACCGCTCATTCAAGATGATTACTGGCTACCAACGCCTCGATGAGCTGAAGGAGTCCATCAAGCCGTTCTCGTATCGTGTCACGAAGGACGAGTGTCTTGACCTGCCGCCGAAAGTCTACCAGACCTGGGATGTGGAACTATCTAAGGAGCAGCTCAAGCTGTATAAGCAGATGAAGGAAGAGGCTGTCGCTCTGCTGCGCGGTGGGGACGTTGTTACCGCTCCGATGGTTATCACCCAACTCCTGCGGCTCCATCAAATTACATGCGGCTTCCTCAAGACTGACGATGGTACAGAGATTGACTTGCCCAATCCACGTATTGACGCGCTCATGGACGTCCTCGCTGGGATAGGCGGGAAAGTTATTATCTGGGCGACCTACCGCAACAACATCAAAAAAATCCTCAAAGCTCTTGAAGACGAGTACGGGAAGGATTCTGTTGTTAGCTACTATGGTGACACTGATAGTGAGGAACGGCGGGCCGCTGTCCAAGGGTTTCAGAATGGGGCCGTTCGTTTCTTTGTTGGTAATCCGGCGACCGGGCGTTTCGGTTTGACGTTAACGGCTAGCGCATCGGTGGTCTACTTCAGCAACTCGTACGACCTTGAGCATCGTACACAGTCTGAGGACCGGGTCCATCGCATTGGGCAAACAGCTAGTTCAGTGAACTACGTCGACCTCATATGTAAGAACACCGTTGACGAACGCATCATCAAGGCGCTACGTAGCAAGCGCAAGATTTCGGCGATCATCAACGGCGACGAGCTAAAGGAGTGGTTTAGTTGACGTTATGCCTGTATCTGTTTTAAATACTGACTGTGCAAAAACTGTGTAATCATTGCTCAGGAGATGCGGCGTTTGCCATCTACTTCTAGTTGGGCGGCAATGGCATCGGCATCCAGTACGCAGCGGCCATCTTCTGGTTGCTGTGCCAGAAAATCCCGCCAATCCATGCGCCATGCACCGTCTTGCCGCCGCGGACGAACAGCACCTCTTGCGCCTCCTGTGGCAATTCTTCGGCAACATCCCGCCAGCGCGGGGCGCGCTCGATTGCGTCGGCTGCGTCGTACAGGTCTTCCATCCACTGCCGCTGTTCGTGGTCGGCGTTGGCAATGTATTCGTGCGCCTCGGCATGGGCACGCAGCCGCCCAACAAGTACGTCAACCGGACCTTGCGCAATCGGCGCCTTTTCCATGTTTAATCTCCTTCCGGCGCAAGGCCGGTTACGTTGGCGTTCGACGGCGTTTTACGCAGCACTTGCGCACGCTGCCAGTTTCTTTGACGGCGTTGCGCATTCAGTGCCTTCGCGTATTCGTTCCAATATTTCACCGCCTCGACAATCCGCCCCCGGTAAAAGTCCTGCGGAGGCATGTAGAGCAGGCAGCCTTCGTTTGTCAACCCATCCTGCGGGCCGAACTTTTCACCGTTGCTGCACATCAGCACCTTGTCGATTGGGCCAGCTTTGAAGTCCGTGCTGTACTGCCACAGTTGCGCGTCTGCGCCACACACCGGGCATGGTTCAACGTGCGTTCCTGCCGGAAGCTCGCCCGGCTTGTACAGTTCCTTGCCTTCTTTCATTTCTCGCTCTCCGTAGTTGTGCCGTCGAACATTCCGGTCAAGGCCGACCGCCCGGTTTTGCGGAGTCGGTCAGGTGTCATGGCTTGCCCTTCGGGTCGGTGAGCGCGACATGCACGACGCCAAGTGCAACAAGCGCGTCACGAATCGTCGCGATGAACATGTCCGGCGGCGCATCGCCGGCAAGAACGAAGAACCCCCAAACCAGAAACAGCATCCCGGCACAAACGGCCTTCTGTATCGGTGTCATGTCATGCCCTCCTATGTTCTTGTCGCGGCCTCAAGCCGAACCATCCGAGACCGCCAACCTCGTTCGAATATCTTTTGTGTGGGATCCCGCGCGATGATCCCGGAATAAAACGCGGATCGCAGGTCGAGATAATCGCTAACGATTGTTTTTATCCGACCGCGCATCACATTGTCATTGACGGCGTAAAGTGTGCGGAAGCCAATCACTCCGTCCACCGTAGCGCCAACGACATGCTGTAGCCATTTTGCCGCCCGGCCAGGTCCGTGCTGTACAGCAGAATCAAAGACGACTAGATCAATCGGGATATGCAGGTTCGGGCAATCGCATTGATTCCAGAAATCGCCTTTGTAAATATCTGAAACCTCGGAGTCTGTAATACTGCGCACGTCCTGGCACGGGAGACCGTGCCTCTCTTGCCACTCGTCATAGGTTCGCTGCGTGATTCCTTTATTTGTTGAGCCGCCTCTGTCTGCTTTGTTGTTGGCATAACCGCCCTCCTCGACAAGGACAAACGCTAAACATTCGTCGTATCTAGACATAACTACCTCCCCGCGCGGTCCGCCTTGCCGTCGAGCTTATTTTCGATCTTGTCGAGCTTCGTGAAAATTGCAGAAGTCATACGGTCGAAGTCCTCTTTTTTGATATACGCATCGGCCATCAGAACCTTTAGGCTAGAGATTTGCGAAAGTTGCTCAAGGTCGGCTTTTTGCAACTCGCGGAAACCTTCCCAAATCACCCGCAGCGTAAATGCCATCGCTGTGAGCAATCCGGTCAATACGGCATTGACGATGATCTGATCCATCAAGCGCCGCCGTGGTTTGTCTCGCAAGCGGTGTCATACGGTTCACACTGTGTTGTCGTCTGTCCCGCGCACGCAGCGACGAGCATTGAGAGTGCAGCGGCAAGTGCAATGGTAATGTGTTTCATGGTTTATGCTCCTGTGGTTAAAAAATCATTTCGAATTGATTAGTTGCAAGATGGCGTCGATGCGCGTATTGATAGATAGAGATGCGTTCTTGGCGTCTTTTATTGCATTGTCCTTTTGCTTCTCCACGACGGCAGGATTGACGACAGGTTCTGGAGCGACATACGGCGCAATTGGACCGAACTCTCCGGATAATGCCCGGTGGAACAGGTCGCAGCAGTGCGGCTCTACATCCCCGGCATTTGCAGTAAACGGCACCGTCATATTCAGGTGTGAAAACTTCACATCAAGATCGATCATCGTGCCGTCTTCGCTCGCATAACGCGGCGAATGCGCAAGTTCTACTTGTATTTTCATCATGAAATCCTTTGCCAGATGAACCCGGAATTGCCCGAGGTTGTCGATGCTGTGCCGGATATGTTTCGCCACGTTCCAGCAGCTACCGAGCCAGTTACGGACACTGCCCCGCTCGCAAAATCAGCTTGGACAAGCGTTAGAGACGCAGCGGAAGCAGTCGCCCCGTTCGCTGTGGGGCCTGGCGCACGGACAGCCAATACGATTGCCCCAACCCCCCCGCTGCCCGTATCTATTGATGCTGGCGTATAGCCATAGCCCGTTGTCGCCGCTGCCGATATTTGAGAGGCCGTGATTGCCCCGGTGTTGCCGTTGACGCTGGTGACTGCTCCGGCCGCCGGGGGCGGCACATCTAGAACCACGTAATCCGTACCGTCATACTCGACATCGGCAATCCACCCCGTCGGTATTTGCGTACTGGTCACAGCTTGCTTCGTGCCAGCGTTATCTTTGTATTTCAGGTTCTTCGCCGTCAGCCCAGATATGGCCAGCGTTGGTGTCGCCCCCGCGGTGGTGTGAAAGGCGACGCGAAATCGCTGATTCGTCGCAAGCGCCCCCAACGCGGGAGACGGCGTGAGGGTATACGCCGTGCTGGTCCCCCCGGTAGTGAATGCAACATAGGTTTGTGCTTGCAATTGCCCCTGCGTGACTGCTGATCCTCCCCCCGCCGGCGGTAACGGGTCGAGGATCACCATGTCCGTGCCGTCATACTCGACGTCACAGAGCATATTGGCCGCGATTACCGGCGCCACCTTCGCACCGGCCGAGTCATATTGCTTGATGTTCTTCGCGCCGAGGCCATCTCGATTCAGGGTGTCTGATCCCGCGCTGGCCGCGTGGAATTTAACTCGCATGCGCTGCCCTGCGGCGTATGCCCCGTAAGCTGGGGAGGTCGTGATCGTGAAGCTGGGTGCGGTGCCTGCGGATGTAAATGAAGTCTTGGTCTGCGCTTGCAGATCCGGTACTCCAAACCCCACAGATGCTGCGCTGTTGGCCGCCGCCGTTGCACTTGCCGATGCGGAGCTGGCGGAACCCGAGGCTGCGGATGCGCTGGCGGCGGCTGCGGCGGCTGATGCTACAGCTGATGCTACGGCTATTCCGCCCCAGTTAGCCTCACCGTAGGCCTTAGTTGCAGCGTCCTGAGGATCAACCGGATTGGCAACGTTCTTAATAACCTTGGACTCAGCGTCCCAATATTCTGCTGTCGCGTCAAGCGTGAATGAATCAGCCAGGTAATCCTGAATAGCCATTGTAAGCTTGTCCAGTGCGGCCTCGTGAATCTCCGCCGGGAAATCATCGTTAGTGATGTAGTCAACCAGCTGCGTCAACGCGGTGCGACGCAAGAAGCGTACGTTACCCGTCGCAGAAGCAGGGGCAACCGCAAATGTCACAGTTCCACCACCAGGGTTCTGAACCCCGGTCAGACTGTAATCGGTTCCAAGGGCTTTGAGGACGAAGACAGAACCCGATTTGAGATACACGAGCAGATCTGCGGCGTCGCCAATCTTGAACGGGTAGGTGAAATTGACCGCCACCCCATTGCCGTTATGGGTAACAGTCCGAGTGGTGGTCGAAATTGTCATGGCTTTACCTTTTGCTCAAGTTGCTGTACGTGGTACTGCAGCAGATGGAGTTGATCTTCGGCCCCGTTTACCATGGGCTTTGCTCTATGTTATTATAGATTGTACCATGGTTATTAGTGCTAGTGCTCGGAATTTATCTGCCACCGTACGGAATAACCTGCGTTGGTGGCAAATAGTAATGCTGCCCGCCCTCGCGTTGAATTCGCTGCTCCATGCGACTCAGATAGCCAGGGTTAACCGTCTCCTGTAGGTTGTGCAGGAACAGATAGTCCAACGCAGCACGTGTATAAAACAGATTCGCGAACGGTGTATTATTCATCATGAATCGCAAAGACTGACCAGCGACAGAGTCTCCCTCCTTGGCGCGAGAGTATAACCGCGCAAGATCCTCGAACTGTCCAACAGTTGGCCCAGATAGTGTAGCAATTGCTGAATGCCCGTACTTATTGAACTCACCAAACACGAAGTCGCCATAAATACCCAAGCCACCACCTTGCGTCATAGCCGCGACGATGGTCTTTGGATTAGTGGGATCCTTCGGAGTACGTCCTCTAACTGTATCCTTAGCGACCATCGCCAGGTAACCGAACACGGTCGAGGCAACCATGATATGGGCCAATCCAGCGTAGTCCGCTTTGCCCTTGAATAACGCCTCACTGAACGATTCAGCTCCATTGCCATAAATGAACGGAGCCATACCACGGCGAAGGACGGCAATCGGGAAAGACTTGAACTGCATAATAAAGCGAACAGCCTCACCGAGTGGAGTACCTGCCTGGGTTCCAAGGGTTAGGAGACTTTGGACACGGGCGTCCGGGTGGGGAATGGCGGTTTCAATCTGGTCGGTCAAATAGGTCCTAAATTTGACTTCTAGGCTATCCCTGAGCTTTCTTAATTCACGGGAGGACTCGGAGGATATATCTAGGTTATTAAGACTATAGACCTCTTTCATCCGAGATTCATCTAATCCAGCAATCCTGTCAGGTGTAAGATACCAGTCACCGTCCCGCTCCCAGGCCGTTGAACGAATGGCATTCCATTCACGCTCGTTGATGTCGTAGAGCTTGAACACCCGCTTGGTAGCGTCAGGCAGAGCACCGAAGTCCATATCCTTCAAGCCGCCGAGGTGGTTTGACAGCATCACGGCCACTCCAGATTTGTGCGCGTCATTCCACCAATTCATCATGTTCAGCTTGAAGAACTTCTGCTGCAGCTTAGCCATGCGGCCCGGGATATTGTCCTCAGCAGCAAAGCGACTAGCAATGTCAGACAGAATACCCTGGAAGCCTGAACCTACCAGACGGGCAATTTCTTTCTGGTCAGCATCCCCACGACCACGGAGTACATTTGCGAATGCATTGCTATAGGCTTCAAACAGACTTACACCATTGTACTTCAACGCCGCAGCCTGGAATGGAATGTCCGTGACTGAGGACAGCACTGCCGAACCCAGTTTTGCCAGGTTTTGAAGTACACGAATGCCTGAGCCCCAGGCCGCCAGCGTGCGGTTTGCTGGGATACGCGCAGAGCCATCGATCTGTTTGTACAGGGCCTCAAGCGACCAGTTATTAAGCTTGTCGAACGCCTCCGGGTCGTTACGTGCGGCCTCTTTCAGTTCACCGATGAGTGTCTTGAACATCGACTCGGGATTCGTGCCGAAGCCCTCCATCAGAGCCAGATTCTTAGATGCCGATTCTACACCCCACAAAATGGATTCACGAAGACTACCCTGCCCGAAAGCCTCGTTGTACTTCAGCCACGAATCGGCGTCCTTGAAGTGCAGCACCCGATTAGCGCTAATCTTCTTGGCCAGGTTGCCAGGACCAGTAAAACCAAGTAAGGCCGCCGCGTCATCCGCTACTTCCTCGCCGCGCTGCTTCATGTGCAGACCGGTTGAAAATCCCTTGTAGGCCTCTTCTAGAAACGGTGCCACCTCCATGTTGCCGAACGTCTTTTCCTCATTCAGCAATGGGAGCACGAACTGAGTCCAGGCTTCTTGGCCGGCAGCGCGAATTCGACCAACATCGTGAGACTGCCGGACAATATATCCAGGCATCATGCGAATATGTGCCCCGGCCCGGTTCTGCATGCCAACCAGTTCCGTTTGCGCGGCGTTAATAATTTCGGCGATTCCAAGGGCTTCTTGGTTTTTCGTGATGCCGGCGCGCCCTTCACCTAGAGCCCACAGCTCCCTGGCGATGTCATCGTCCAGCTCGCCAGACGTGAAGAACGGCAGCAGCTTCTTCTGCTCTAGGCTATTGATCAGTTTGCCGAGAACCCCGTTAACGATCGACTTCTCACGCGCGTCGATTGACAGTTTGCCACCCTGACGTAGTTTGACCCCACCACCAAGATATGCGAGCAGTCCCTCAGCCTTATCCTGAAAACCATCCAGGTAGCCGTATACCTGCTCCTTGATTCGAGCATTGATGAGCGCATTGCGCTTTTCGATTAGGGCCGCTTCCTTCATGGCGTTGGTCGCGCCGTCGATCGCGTTGAGTACCTGATCCTCGATGGACTCAAGTTTGCCCTTAGTCTTGTTACGCTGAACGACCTTGTCGATTTCTTCCAGTAGGACTTCTGCGTCCTTGTCAGACAGCCACTCCCCAGCAGACTGACGAATTGCGTCAATACAACCGGCGTATCCAGCTTTCTGAGATGCGGGTTTCTTCTGCGCCATGTTATTTCCTCAGCAGGCAAGCCATACCTTCAACCATGGCTGCTCGCAAGTCATCTGCCTTATTCAAAGCATCGTCTGCTTGTTTGAGTCCATCGACCTGAACATCTCCGTGCTCTTGTGCAAGACGTGACTGTTGGTAGTCAATCTCCTTTTCCAACTCCATCATCTTGCGAGTCTTGGCTGCGGGTTCATAATACTCAGCGGTGTCCTTGTGAGTAGCCAGAATTTCAGCGTCAAAGTTCTCGGCCACGTCATCAGCGGCCCCAGTACGAGGAGCCTCCATATGCTGCTTTGCCTGGTCTAGAACTTCTTTGCCAGAGGCCGCGGTGAACTCCATACTATCTGGACGTATACGTCTGAGCGCCTCAAGTTGAACTGTACCATCTGGTTTAATACCTGTAACCTTAAACTCAAGGCTACGGTCTAATAGAAACTCAGACTGATAGTCGAAGTACCCAGACGAATCCCTAACTCCACGGCCCCATCGTTTGCCTGCCGGCAAGGTAATTTCTAAATTTACCTGCGACTCAGGGCCAAAGTCCTCCATGTCTCGAAGTATACGCTTCATGGCCTCCTTTGTCGTGGCGGTTGACATGTAAGCTCTATTGTGATACACGTCCCCAACCTTTAGAGGGGTAATGGCATCAGCAGCTTCGTCCCAAGCGGCTCTATATACAACAGTTGCCTCTTTTGTGGCTCGCCCACGAGCCAGGTATTCGTCAAGTTTTGCAACTAATTCGGCCGTATGCGGTGATGGTCGCCCGTCTATAGCAAGACCTGAATTTATGGCCATACTCTCACCGCCGGTGTATCTATCCACAATAGTCTGCAGATCTGCAGCTGTTGCGCGCTGGTGAAGTCTTCCGGGAGGTGGTTTCTTTACAGGAGTCAACGGCTGTACGATGTCCGTTAGCGTAGGAATTGGCTCTTCTACCCTCGGGCCCGCCATTTCAGCCGCTTGTACAGGGTGACCTTCTGCCACTCGCAGATTGGGGTCGGACCGCAGAATTGGTTCCACTTGCACAGGACGCCCGTCAAGCACCTGGGCAACGGCGGTATGTAAGGACGTTTCATGCGTCGCCTCTTGTTTTCCACGTAACCATTCAGGCGTCCACTTGCCAACGTGACTGAGACCTTTACCAAGAACAACCGCGCCACCACCAAGGGCGCCACCGAATACTCCGCCAAACACGACGTTCGCCAGTGAGTCGGCCATGGTATAGTCTGCGTAGTACTGCTGATGCGAATATAGGTTATACGGCTCGAGTACAACGTTACCAATAGCCGCATCCACAGCTGTGAGGCCAGCGGTTCCAAGGGCTCTATAGGCTAGCGATGATGAAGCAGCCATGGCTCGTAGCCCGCCGAGCATTTGAATCCCTTTTGCGGGCGCCACAACGATACCAACAGCCGTACCGACTGGGTCAACAACCCCAGCAGCAAGTGAGGCCGTAACCCCAGAGGCCGTTGCCCAACCCTCAGCGCGCTGCCAGATGTCCTGGCGTTGTATTTCCTCGCGCTTGCGGTCGCGAATCAACTCAGCCTGCGCGCGTGTCAGTGGCCTATTAAAATTTACAAGCCCATCAGTATACTCCTTGCGCAGTTGATCAACAGACAGTTTTTCCCCTGTGTCAGCAATATCGTTAAGCGCGTGCTGCTTCACCATTGCGCCTGTAAAGCCTTCGAGCACGTCGAAGTTGTAGACCTGGCTATACGTACGACCGACCGACGGGGACAACTGCGATTGCAGGTCAGCCTGCATCTCCTGATCGTTTTGCGCTGCTGGTAAGAAGAGTGAACCCATTACTTGGCTCCAGTAGTTCGTCCAGTAACCGCCCGGCCATCCAGCAGTCCGCTCAAGAAGTCTGTGTCAGAAAAACGGATTTCATACCGGTTACCCTTGGCATCCATCACAGGAACAAACAACCCAGGAGCACCTTTTGCCTTAACGGCTCGGTATACGCCAGAGCCATCCTCATTGGTGAGCCAAACCAGGTTACGGGCATCCTTGATTGATTCTTCTGTGTAGGCAGGACTCAGGTATGGATTCGCCGATTTAACTACTGGCTTAAAGACCTCACCATTGGACTGCCTCCAGGTCTCAGCAACTCGCGACAAGACCTTATCCACGCGCTGGGGATCGTATCCTTGGTGCGTGTAGGGGTCTCTTACTGGGACGTAATATGTGCCATTGACGGTCATCTGCTTCTTAACCAGATCCTCGACCATGGACTTCACCAGATCACTACCGGAGGTCTTAGGATCGCGGGCTGCAAGAAACGCGGCTCGCTCCATGGTCTTTGCAAACGTACCGGCATACTCGCCGCCGGCAGTGCCACCAGTTACAGCCAGCATGTTCAAGAACTGCTGGTACTCCTGATTCGACGTCAAGGCGTTACGTATATCCTTGATACGTTCAGGTGCCATGCCAGCAGTAACTTCCTCCTCAGACTTCGACTTCAACGCCTGAGCAAACATGTTACCGTACGCTTGCGTCCTAGTAAAGTCAAGGAACATGTAGCCCTTATCAAGGCCATTGGCATACAACTCGCCCATGAACTTGGCATATAGGCGCTTGTTCTGCGGCGTCTGACTCTGACCAACAAACTCTTGCTGAATTTGGCTCATGATTTGTTGAGCCTCATCGAGGGTTCCAGCATCCCTGATCCGCTTTACGTAGCCCTGGGCCTCGTCTTTTGTAAGCAACCGCTGCTGAAACTCAGGAAGCTTAAACTGGTTTTGCTGAATACCAAGACGAGTAGCAACCCGGGCAGCAATAGGTTGTCCGGGATAGTTGGTTGGATCAAGTTCAACGGCGTTTCGTTCAGCGGCAGCAGCTGGATCGCTTGCTCGTAGCTTAGCCTCAGCTTGCAACATGTCAGCAGTGGCCCCAGCAATTTTTGCCCCGGCCACCCCATTTGGGCTTGATGATAAAATTTTTTTGACGTACGCGTGCGTTTCAGAAGGGATGTTGCTCATCCAATCGGAACCATACTTCTCAACAGCCTTGACTACACGACCCGGACCCCAGTTGTACGCAGCCAGGGCCTTCGAATAATCTCCGCCGAACTGGTTAAGTAGATCCTTCATGTAGCGTGCTTGACCAGCAATGCTAGAGTGCGGGTCAGTTGTATCAACCCCATACTGTTTGGCAGTGTCAGGTTGGAACTGACTAATGCCGAGCGACGGCTGCCCAGTTGACGCTTTGTCATTGCGGGCAGTCGGGTTACCGTTGGACTCAGCCATGATCTGAGCAGCAAGTACACCCGCGTCAACGCCTGTGTCGCGCGAAGCTTTCGTGATAGTCTCAGTATAGGGTACAAGGGCTTTTTGGGAAACCTGTTCAGTCTTGAGCCGTTCAACTGTGGAGGTAAGATCACCGTGCCGGATTTCTCTGGCGATGATCTTCTCACGGCTCATAATTTCGACCTGATCCTGATACCGCTTGTAACCCGCCGGGCCGAGCAAGTCCTTTACCTGCGTCAAGTTGTAACCGGCCGGTAGCGGTTCGGTGGTCTTACCCACACTGTAGTCGGCTAGGTGGTCTTCCAGCGCGATGCGCAGTTGCGTGGTGGTCTCAGACCGAATCTGATTCGAGGCGCTAAGCAGATGTGACCGTAGACGATCAAGTTTATCTCCGTAAAGATTGAACCCCGGCAGTTTGTTGAACTCACCGGCGTCAAGCATCCGCAGAGCCTCGCCGGGATTTTTATTACCGACGCCACGGACTACAGTTTCAGAGAAGTGTGAAGACACATCCTCACGCAGGCGATCTTTTACACTCGGTGGAACGTTCATGGCGTTTATGGACTCAAGACGCGGGACCACGACTGACGTGTACAGGTCAGGATTCAGCAGTAACGCCTGAGATTCCTTCTTTGCGTAGTCAACCGTCGTCTGCACACGAAAGCGTTGCTTTTCCTGAGCCTCAAACGTAAGAGCCTGTGAAAAGAACTGATCTTGGAACTGTCGAGCCTGGACATCGAACAGTTGTTGTGCACGAGTATTGGGGGCCTGCTGGCGCAGTTCGCCGAGTGAGTCTTCGTAAGCCTTATTCTGCGCAAGAGCAAAACCCTCAGCTCCAGGTTGAGCGTAGTTCTTGTCGTCCTCCATCTTCGCAACCATGCGATTGCGGAAGTCAGTCATCTGATTGATAGACCACAGATGTGCGTCATACTCCTGCTGTTTCTCAAACTCGACCTTTGCCCGCAAGTCAGCCTCATGAGAAGCCCTTGCGACTGCTCCCAGGCCTTGGCCAATATCTGCAAGACCCTGTGCAGTACTCAACGGGCGCATGTCAGGATTGTTGCCTGCCCCTTGCAAGGATCCTCGCGCTTGATACGTGTTGATTTTCGGCATTAGTTAATCCTCACTCCCTGCCCACCGCCCATGTAGTCCAGATTCGGAGCTGACGGCAATTTCAACCCAGCCCCCGTGTACGTGGGTTGGTACGCAGGATTTGCTTTCAATTGGTCCTGCATATTGCTCCACTGGGCGTAACCTGTCAGGATAGATCCTGTGGCGCTCATGAGCCCTTGCGTTTGAGCTGAGGCCCCCTGCAAGCGCTGCAATGCCGCCTGAGTTCTATAGCCGTTGGACTTGATTATCCCGTTATAACGAATAAGCAAGGCGTCCATTTCAGACTGCATCGTAGTATCTTGCGCGACGTCCAACGCGGATCCAGTCATCTGGACACCCGCCTTAGCGTAGTCTGCGCGTTGTTGGCCAAGCAGTCGATCAACACCTGCTCGGAAATTACGTTCCTCAAATGCAGCCTGCTGCTTAGCCAGATCGGCATCAAGCTCCGCTTGCTTGGAGTTGAACTCTGCCGCAGCCTTACCTTGATGCCCAGCCCAGATGTTTGAGAGTGCAGATGCCGCCGTAGAGGCTAGCATAGCTGTTGATGTAGCGACGGCCATGTGCCTCCTTATTCGTAGACCACCATCCACGGTACCAGGCCGGTAATCGTGCACGGATATGGTTGATCTGCTACGAGTGTAACTTGACGGCTACGATCGTAGTCCCCTGGGAAATTTACCACCTGGTCCCCAGTAAACAGCGGCGGAGACTGATCCATATTATGAAAGCCCATCCGGAACTGAACCTCCTGAAGCTTGTCCTCAGATGGGCCGAACTTCAGTCCTAACGTATTGAGCAACCGCAAGCCCAGGCGCTGAACACGCCCAGTCTTTGTCTGAGCCGTGCCCTCGTTACCACCGGCCTCGTAACGAATGGACCGCAGTTTCGCTATGTAGGCCAAACCAACATGGATAACGGACGCTGGACGATCCAGTGTAATCTGACCAGAACTATTGACGACTTTTGGCGCACGTACGGAACCGTCACCGAGAATGGAAACGGTCTCCCCCTTGAGATGGTCTAGGCCGGAAACAAGGGTTATTGGGGCCCCACTATACGAGAGGCCACAATCCACAAAGAAGGCACCATCCTTATCCTCGGATGAACTCGGATAGAACTCAGGGTCTAGTCTCTCAATATACTGCTTTGTCCCGCCGTCAATGGTCCTGGTGGTAACAACCCAGAGTTCATCATTATCAGCTCCTGGTATACACGATACGTGTTTTACACGGGCATTGGCGCCACCGAGGATGTGGCGATGCCAGCCGAGAACTTCTTGCTCCTTGTTGTACGTGAAGCCGATCAGTTGACCATCAGCGCGAGTGCTCCACACAATGGAGTGCGGCTCTTGCTGATAGTCCATATTGATCATTCCACCCAACGTAATATGCTCAGAAAGAATCGTAGCATCGTTAGATCGGAAGCCATCAACGTTAAAATCATAAAAGTATTCGCGAAGTTTCCGACGCGCCCTCTGCCAGAAGAGCAGATTCTTATCCACCAGTACAGGCTTAACATTGGCAACTCCTCGTGCAGTTTCACGAATGACCCGAACATTAGTTGGCGTGATGGCCTCATACAGCGAACTGGCCGAGACTGTAAACTCGCCTGAATCCGTCAGGATCACCAGGACTTTTCCTGGAACCATCCAGCGAATAGAGTTCACATCATCGGTGCTCAGTGTGTAATTGAGTCCTGAATCGTTCAGCACCTTGCCTGCCGCATCTGACGGGGCAAAGTTGTTGAAGTCGCCAGAACGCGTGGCCCAGACAGTTTGCGGCTGCTGTGTGGTATTCGCGAACCACAAGCGCTCCTCGAAGAATGTTGCTAGTGACGGCCAGCCAGTGGTGTCGGACCAGGCGCCAAGACGCCAATCAGACGTGGCACTTGTCGAAGAAGCTGCTACCTTAAGATCAGCTGTTACCTGCGTGGCACTCGTGAATGATGTGATGACTGCCCATGACCAGGCCGTAGACGGACCGATACGTACTAGGCGCCCAACGTCAGTTGCTGCAAACGGAGAGTGACCTGTGGCCGTAATTGTGACAGAGCCAACAGCTGTGCCGCTGACGGCTAATTTCTTAGCCGTATCAGAGTTAACGTCCATGTACGGACCGTCCTTGAACTCAAAGTCCGTGAACGTCCAGCTGGTGTGTCCTGTACGAGACAACTTCTTAGGTTTAACCTGCGGATGAAACATGAACAACACGTCCGCTGACTGAACGAACTTGACATTGGCTAACTGATCTTGTGTGTACGTGTGCGCAAGTTCATATGGAACGCCGGTGCTAAGAATCTGGCCGCCATCCTTGAAGAATCGAAAATAGCCTGCACCAAACTCAATAATGTAGGCTTGGATGGTTGAGAACTTAAATGGAATCAGCCAGGTATCAGCGGCCGTTTTTGTAGCGGCAATGAACCGGAATCCTGGACGCTTAATCACACCGCCATGCGGCATGATCAAGAAGTTCTCCAGCAACTCGCAACCGTTCTGGTATTTTTGAACGTCAACCCGAGACATCAACCGCGGTGACATCTCACCTGTGGTGAAGTTGGTCTGGATAATTGATGCGCGAGCCATTACCGCGACTCCAGCCAATCAGTGGCCTCAACCATCTGCAGTGAATTTTCCTGCGCATCAACAGAGCGGGCTTCACGTACCACCAGCTTATACTGCTCCCACATCTGCTCCTTGAGCGAGTTTGACTGAACAATGGGCATTGCCAACAGGTGCGCCAGGTAGGCCGCAAGGGCCTGAGACAACAAGGCGTCGTACTCGTTCGGGTCCTCTACACGAGCAATGTACTTGATCTTAACGATGTTGGAATTGCACTGCAGTTTACGCCCCTCAATTGTGAACGGTTCATCGGACTCGAGTCCAAGGGTTCTGAGGCAGTCGGGGGGTAACAGAAACGAATATGACCAACCATATGCGGGTTGGTCAGCAAGCGGGGCCAGGACGTCACGTTTTACCGCGCAGTTCCATGGGTAGGTGCGTAGAACAGCATCCCGGCAAATAGGCCAGTTTTGCTTAATGAGAATAGCTGACTTTTGCGGATCATCCAGCGAAGTGATCAGATCAGCTCCGATGTATGTTAGCGCAAGATTGGCGATCTCCGTAATTGAACTGGCCATGGCTCCTCCGAAAAGGCCGTGATGGCCCTTTGGGGGAGCGCATCACGGCAAAGGCTCAGCGGCAGCTGATTAGTCAACAACGTACTGCAGGAACGTCTTGAGCGTGCCAGCAGTCGCCGTAGCGACGCCAAGTGTGACGTAGATGTCTTCGCCGTAGGCGGCGGAGATCTCCACACCGAGGTTGGCAATCTGGTCGAGGAACTGGGGGGCACCCACTATGGTGTAGGTACGGGCAGAGCCGTACTTTGCCGCAGTGATGGTACCACCCAGTTGGCCGTTAGCTTGGCTGGGAGCCGAGCCAACTGCCAGGGTTGTAGTGCCTTGCGCCGTGGTGACCAAGATGCAGGACTGAGGGAGCAGGCGCGCGCCTTTAGGCAGCTTGCCGATGCAGATGGTGTCGTTCGCCGGCAGGGTCGTCAGAGCGAAGTCGCCCTGAAGGGTGCGTACGCGACCGCCGATGTCCCCAACCTTTTGGGGAGTCGGGGGCACGGACAGGATGCCAGCTACTTGCGTCGTATTGCTGTTTGCCATGTTCGATTCTCCTTAGTTTGGTTGATTACAGGACGGCTTCGTCGACCTTGATTTCGACAACGCCTTCCTCTTCCATACGCGTGGCGCCGATACCCATGGTAACGTACACCTGCATGGAGTTGCGCTTGTCACGGCGTGGACCGACATCGACCATCGGGTCTTGTGACACGGCCAGAAGGAGCTTCGACTGCACCCAGGCGATGTGGCGGCGATAGCCAGAGGCGTCAGTCAGCAGACGCTGCGTGCGCACGAACTGGAACCCCATGAACGTGTCAACCTTGCCCTCGACCAGCGCCTTGACCACGTTGTAGTCTTGTGACGTGATTTCGATGTTACGCAGCAAGCTGTGCAGGCTGTTGGCCGTGCAAGTCATGACCCGGACTTCATCTGGGTCATTTTCATACGCGTCCAGAATTTCCTTGGCGCGGCGAATCTTGCCGATGGTCAGGTTGCTGTTGGCGGCACCACCAGATTCAACGTAGTTCACCGCAATCTGGTTGCCGGCCGGGAACGACACGGTGGTTTGACCCGTTTTGCCACTGTACGCAGTGTCGAAAGCGGACCCGATGATGGCGTCGTCCATCTTGCGACCCATGGCGAAGACAGCATTCATCGCGTAGGCGCTCGTCGGATCGATGAGCATCTTCAGCTTGTCCTGACGATCAATCAGGTCAGCCCAGTCGTAGTCACGCAGGGAAACTCGCCGACGGTCATGCGGAGTGCTGACCAGCGGCGTGTCTTGATGGCGACCGGTGATTTCAACCGCGTCGGTAACACCAATACGGTCATAGAATTCAAACTCGCTGTTTTGCGGTTCGACACGGACGAAGGGGCGTAGGCGCGAACCCTTCTGTTGGACCAGCATGGAAACGTTGTTCCGGTACTGGTTAACATATGCGGCATCAACTTGGAAGGACATTATAGTCTCCGATGAAAAGTGGTTAAACGATTCTTCGGAAAGCTACCCGGTAATCCGGACCCTCCTAGCAATTCAGCACCTGCTTTCGGTGAGGAGCTTTCTCCTGGTCATACGGACACTTGCGTGCTACCCGTCTATGATTAGTATTATAACACAAAAACGCCCCGTGTAAACAGGGCGTTCTCGGAAATTAAATTAACTTTCGACCTTGCCCGGATAGGCCACCTTGAACAGGCGTTCCATTCGCGCGACAGCTTCCTTATGACCAGGCGCATCCTTGTTCATGTAGGCCTTCTGGAAGTCAGCGTCCGTTTGCAACGTGCCGATTTCAGCCTTGGCCGCTTCAGGTCCTGCAACGAAGCCAGACTGCGATGAGCGACCGCCGAAGGCTTGATCCTCACCAAGCTGCTTGCCGATATTGGCGAACAACTTAATAAGCATCGGATTGTCCCCTTCACCCGACTCATTCAGATACTTAACCAGTTCTTCGCTGCCGAAGGTCTTAACCGCACGCTGGGCCAACTGGACATTGACGTCGAACTCGTGGCCTTTCCACTCACCTCGAAGGTGCTCAAGAGCTTGTTCACGCTGAGCGACGCGAGTCTCTTGCATAGACTTCATGTCGCCGCCGACCTTAGCAATGTAGTCTTGATACAGGCCGTCAGCTTGCTTCTGCGTCAGTCCATGCTTGTGGAAGACGTCTCGCGCCCACTTCTGAGTAGCCTCGTCTTTCGGCACACCATCAACCGTAGTTTCGGAGAACTTGTACCCGTCCGCCGCGCCAGGACGTCCGAGCTTATTGTAAAAGTCGGCCATCTCAGCCGGAGACGCATCTGCCTTTGGCAGTACAATCTTGTCGGCGCCAATCATCGACTGGGCGTGGACAAAGGATTTGGCGAGACCACCGACGTCCTTGATGTCAGTAAGTGCCGGATGCGCGCGCAGGTCCTCGGGCAAAGAACCACGCCAATCAGTCGTCCCATCTGCCGGGGGAGTGCCACCAGTCAGAGTCGAACCGCCACCCGAAGAATCACCTTCGCCGCCCTCAGGTGCGCGAAGAACATGCCGCTGAAATTTATTCATTTGTTGTTTGCTCCATCAATTGTTGAAGTTTGCCGAGATCGTAGTTAAGCATCTTGAGAATACTCAACACAACCCGGCGTTCGCCATCCCGCATAGCTGTAAGCTGCGGGTCACCAGGGGTGATGACTGGTTCGAACACGTGGCAATTTTTCGCCAGATGTGCAAGAACAACCTCCCCCTGGGGTGTCTCAAACGTTGATCGATAAGCTTCAACCAACGCATGTTTGTTACCGAAAATCTTTTGGAGGGTGTCACGCACCATTCTTGCCTCCATTGATGACGGCCAGGCTAGCAGCTCCACGACCAGCCTTGTTGAACGAATCGGCGGCCATATTCAGTTGCTCAGCCTGGGCTTGTTCAGCTTTAGCCTCAGTTCGTTGCTGACGTAGCTCTGCCACCTGCTTGTCAGTGAGCAGCGTGCGGTATGACACGTCATACACATCAGCCATGAAGTCAACGACGCCATCGCCATCAATCTTGTCAACAATTTCAGGCTTGACAGTTGCCACCTGAGCAAGTGTCTCCATCATACGTTGGAAGGCCATGACCTGTGTCATGCGTTGGGCCTTGGCCACTGGAGACACGTATTCAACCTTCAGTTCAACGCCAGCCAGCTGCTGTGGAATTTCACCTAAATAACCCTTGCGTATAAGAATTCCAAAAACCCGATCAATCAGCGGATCGAGGAACTCAGACTGCTGGCGACTAACCGCTGGGGCCATGAGACGCATCTTCTCCTCAGTGCGCTGCATGACCTCAGTGGCCGTCATCTGCGGGCCTTCCTGCAAATTCATCCAATCGACGAAAAAGCTACGGATGATGTGCTGACGACGCGAGTCGATCAGATCGAACCCGATGTCTACGCGGCCACGAGTTTCCAGGGGGTGGATCAATTGCTCCGGGTTGAGCGTCGAACTATAGTAGTTGATCCCGCCAGGAGACGTCTTGATCGGGAGCAGGAAGCCTTCATCCGGCATCATCAACGGAGGATCAACGATCTTCTGCGCCGCGACAATAATAGTCTTCGCCATGGCGTTAACCATGCGAATATCTGGCATTGCCGTCATTGCTGGGCTACGACCGTAACGTTCGCCAGTCAGTTTACTCCAGCGCGGTACCATGAACGGAAAATCGTAGTAGCCGGACTCGGCCAACACTAGTTTCTCCTGCGGATATATGTACCAGGACGCGAAACGCCTGGCCTTCGGAGAAGCTGAACGCGGATCGAAGTCCTTACGCGGAGCCACGAAGTGGACGAAGTCATGCTTCTTAAGCGGATTCTTGCGAGCCTCTTCCTGGAACTTAGTTGACGGAAAATTCGGCCATAGTTGGAGAGCCTGCCGAGCCTCGAGCTTGAAGGTCCGACCGATTGTGTCTACCCGGCCATAGGCGTCCTCATCAATGACGCAGTCTGCAAGATGATATGTACAGAAACGCAATGGCGCGTGTACGTACTCTTCCTCCACATACATGATCCCCGTACCAAAGGCTCCAAGGTCGAGATAAAGTTCGTGAGCTTGCGGATTGAAGTTCGTCTTCTGCGAATTGAAGATACCGAACATGATATCCGTGGCATTTTGAAGCCAACGTTCAACCTCGTCGTCCTCTCGAAGTGGCTCCTCCATCTCCACCGGTAGGGTGAGTCTGAACCAGCGCTGCGTGGGACTCGTGAGGTACGAATGCAGCCCTGACGCCAGTTGCTCAAGAGCCCATGGCGCAGTGGAGTCGTATATCTTGTTCTGGAGTTCTTGACCCGGGGTCCGTTCATGATAGAACGCCCCACGACGAGGCAATACCAGATCTGCAGCATCTTGCCAGAGGCGGGTCCAGTTCTGCTTTTCTTGCTTGAGCTCCTCTACGCGTTGGCAGAGTTCCCCAGCAATCTGCTGTTGATCGTTCATTTAACCTCCCAGGAGGGTCTTGGTAGCGGTGTTTGCCGTGGACGTATCCCCAGTCGAGCTTGTAAGTACCGTTGAAGCACGACCTGCGCGCAAGCGGTTCTTATCACGCTCGTTAGCGGCAACTTCTGCCGCAGCCTTGTCCGAAGCTGCCTGGTTCAGGGCCTTAGCCTCATTGGCTGCACGTTCCTGAGCAGCGCGTGCTTCGTCCGCCGCCTTCTGTTGGTTCTTCTGTTGTTGCCTCTGTTGTTGTGCAGCGTATGCAGTTGATGCCACCGATGCAGCGGCTGCAACGAGCATAGCAGTTGACGTGGCTATAGCCATGTTACAATCCTTTCACAAAAATGCGCTCGACTTGTTCGTAGCCCATACGCACGTACATTGCTGCAACTGCATCCGGCATGGACCCCTCTAGCAGAGCCATTGTAATAGCAACAGCCCCAACCTCCTTTGCCCAACGCTCAGCTGACCGATACAGCTGGATAGCTACCCGCGTGTGGCGGTAATTCTCATCGACGTACCAAAACAACTCCTGCGCTAAAAGCTTTGTTTGAACTGTTTGGGATGGAGCGACGATAACACCGATTCCACCAACAATCGTACCCCCGTCCTCGGCCACCATGAAAAATACGTTTGGGGCACCAATCAACCGGTCTAGTCCATGTGTACAATCGGCATCCTCGCCGAGAACACGTTTCCAGCCGGACAGGTCGAAGAATTGCCGCCCATACTTCTGGACAAACGGCCAATCCTCAATTGTTGCCTGACGATAATTCATACCTATCTCCGATTGTGTTATTATACCATAAACTTTCTACCCGTATTCGGAATTTTAATATCCCAACGGGTCATAATTACTCTCTGTCTGCCGTGGTAACTTAAAGGCATATGCTCGCTTCTCCTTAAATGCAACAGCTAGGTATCTAAACGCATCCGCCCCGTGGGACGTCCAGTCGTGGTCAGGCGAATCATTATAACAACGCATCTTGTCGTTCCAACTCTTCTTGTACTGGCGAAGGGCCTCAATCCCGCGGTCGCACTTTGACTGATCAAACCAGCACTTGCCCAGGATGTTTCGCACCGCCTCAATACCGTCCTGGACGGAGAGCTTTGGCACAGTGGTGAACTTGACTCCAAGGGCTGCAGCAACGTCCTTGCGGCTCTTGCCCACTGAGAAGTCTCGCACCTCTATGTCGTGCGGCGCGTAGTGCTTACCGTACAGGTAATTCTTTTCAGACAACACCTTTGCGTAGTGTACGATACCCTCACCACTATTCTCGTAGTAATCAATAATGCGGACCTCCAGACCGGAGACCTGATAGAACCAGATAGCGGTAGAGTCATGCGTACCCAAGTCCCAAGCTGTATGCACCTCCAGCCGCGGCTCGTATGGCACCGTGCAGATGCGCTCCTCCTTGAGGGCCTTTTCCATCTGTGCACCATAATAAGAGCCAACCAACGCCGCGTCAAATGAGCAATAGAATTCCTGCTGGACCATCTCCTCAGGCATCCCGGCGAGGCGTTCCTCCTCGATCACATCGACGCCAATTGCGTTTGTGTCCTCAATTGTGAGCGTCTGCGCAAACCAGCGAGGATTGCGTTTGGCCATCTCCATAATCTCATGGCCATGGTTACGGCCTCGTGGAGTATAGATAAATAGAGCCCAACCACCGTTCTCTGCCAGAATAGGGCGGATATAGTCCCACGCACGAGGGTCCTGCAACGAATACTCTGAGAACACGCACCCAACTGGATTGGCCCCCACCAGGCGGTCGACGTTATCCGTACCAACAACCTGCCAGATGGAGCCATTCTCCAGCTCCAGTTTCATCTCCGTGTTGTTCTCCGACCTAATAACCTCCTTAGGCCACGCCTCGCGAAACGCCTTGCCCTCCTTCGTCCGGCCATCCCAAACAATCTTCCGCCCCTGATTATACGTAGGCAGTAGGTGCCAGTACAGGCCGGGTCTAGTAAACGCGGAAACAACCGTCCAATTCAGCGCTGTAGCATCCTTGCCAGCGCGTCTGTGCCACACAGCGACGGCGCGCTTGCCACCTTTCTCAAGGTATGACCACAGCGGAAGCTGATACATCCGCGGCATCCAGTTAACTGGTACTTGTATTTTAGACATCTATGATCCCATCCTCGTCAGTCTTCAGTTTCTCCACATCGGTGCGCATGGCTTCAAGGGTTACGTTGTCTAGCTCCGTAACGTCTTTCATCAGCTTGCGGGCCGCCTGATTATCAAGCATCATCCGGCTACCCTGCAACTTGTCCAACTGATCGGCCATTATAGCTGCTTGGTCAGGCATCACATCAGAGAACCGCACGACGCTAAACGTCACTGAAGCCTTAATCTCCTTGTTGACGTCGAGAGATCGCTTCTTCGGATGTACGTATTGGGCCAACTCTTTTGCTGCAGCTAGCTGCTGGTCGGTATCCTCAGCCAACTCACCACTAGCAAATCTTGCCATAATACGAATCGGGTCTACACCCTCCTCTTCCAGCGTATCGAGGATCGGCTTGTTCACCAGAGGATTGCCCTGGCCATTCTCATGGTATTTCGTCACAGCACTGCCCTCAAATAATCAGATTCTGGTTGATGGTCGCCGCCACTTCCTCGGCCGGGAACTTCTCCAATGTACGGAGGTGCTGCAACAGCTTATCCAGCGACTGAAAACGAGCGACAAATGGGTCTAGGCCGCAGTACACCCGCAAAGGGGTGGCGAAGGCCTCTACCAGATTCCCAATCTCTTTGGGGCTTGCAGAGCCATTTAGATACTGTCGCGGAATGTTTAGTTTGTACCGCCTTACGGGTGCGGGCGCCCGCGTTGGTGTGCGGTAGTAGTTTGAACTACAGGCCTTACACGCCCCGCAATATGTAATGACCTGACTTCCCGCTACGCGCTTCGTGGATTTGTCGAACGCGGACAAGGATTTCATGGCCCCACATCGTACGCAGCGCCGGTCAGACATGCACTAACTCCCGAGCTGCGCGCTTACTCGAATTGCGGACGCGATAATACTCCCGCGTGCACTCTTTGCAGTACGGGTTCGTCAGGTACGCGTAGAACTCCTCGTGAGACTTGGTGTCCTTACAGCGAGGGCATTTACGTGCCACACCGTCCTTCTTTAACGTAACAGTCATCGATACGCCAGTCATTTCCGTGCTCCAGTTCTACGCCGCTGAAAGTGCTTCTGAACAGCGTTCAGTTTCTTACGACTGCACTCTTTGCAGAAGTATCCAAGGCCTGATGCCCATGTGAAGTTAGCCTCTGATTTTGCTTCATGACAGCCGGTACAGACGCGAGTACCCTTGCCACCCACTGTCTGTGGGCCGTCCTGTGCAGCTTGGTGCGCGACCCAGCGCTTAAACTCTCCAGCATCCATATTAGTACTCCAGGCTTAGATAATATATTATACACCACTAGTGGCCCGTTGTATACGGAAATTGATCAACCAATGCTGCACCTCGTATACATATAGGCAAACCAAGGGAACAAGGTTGAATCATTCAGCATACGCGAGGTCTAGCCCTTGTAACTCAGGCGATCTTTCGGTATACTTATGCCAGTTTGTATTAGCAGCTCTAATTTTGGTTATAGGCAATATGACTCAATAATTGCCCCAATATATCCTAAGTTATTGACTTGATTATCTTTTTGTCGTCGTTATTGGGGGTATTGTGTCTTTGACACCCAGTGAATAAAAATTTTTTTCTCCGTGGATATATATATAGACCTCAACCTTGCCCCAGCAGAAAGTGCAATTAAGTCAAATACTTAGGCATCATTTAGTTTAGATGTAAGGCCAATAATTCGGCAATAAACTGATATATGTGGTATATAAATCCGACATTACGTCCAATATCCTAGGTAAACTGCTAATACATCTTATTAGATCTAATGTGTTGCACATGCATAGAGGATCGTTATAGAAAGTCCTCGGCTACCGGACAGGTCTACTGCAATGGCTCTCACTGATTTAAGCGGAGTGTTTGACGCCCCGGGCCCCCAGGGTGAAATTCCCACGCACCAGGTGAAATGGGTTCAAATGATAATGATTCTCATTCTCAAGTACAACTGGCCAAGAACAGATGATAATGATTCTCATTTAGCGGACAGACATCCGCCGACTGATAATGATTCTCATTCTCGATTGAGGCTCGGGCAAAGGATCTAGGCCAGATGATGGAAGAACCCGCTGCCTCGGACCTCCAACCAGTAACTGAGAATAGTTATCAGTTACCGAAGGTACTTGCCGAAATGATAATCATTCTCATTCTCATTCTCATTCTCATTCTCATTCTCATTCTCATCCAGCCAGCATGGAAAAAAAATTGAAAAATCTGCAAAATAAATT